TTTCTTGTCGGGTGGTGATAAGGAGTCGCTTGCCGAGTCTGCGAAAGCTTTGAAGGGTTTGATCGACCATAGTAGTGGTGGCGCGGGTGTGCGCCGTCTTGCGGGGAGTGCCCCCGTTGATGATGTTAAACGACGTGAGGGTGTCGCTTTTGTGGATGCTCTTGTCAATAATTCTAGGAGATGATTTGTGATGGCTGACGATTTTCTTTCTGCAGGGAAGCTTGAGCTTCCTGGTTCTATGATTGGTGCGGTTCGTGACCGTGCTATCGATTCTGGTGTTTTGGCGAAGCTGTCGACGGAGCAGCCGACTATTTTCGGCCCGGTGAAGGGTGCCGTGTTTAGTGGTGTTCCTCGCGCCAAGATTGTTGGTGAGGGCGAGGTTAAGCCTTCCGTGTCTGTTGATGTTTCGGCGTTTACTGCGCAGCCTATCAAGGTTGTGACTCAGCAGCGTGTCTCGGACGAGTTTATGTGGGCTGATGCTGATTACCGTCTGGGTGTTTTGCAGGATCTGATTTCTCCCGCTTTGGGTGCTTCGATTGGTCGCGCCGTGGATCTGATTGCTTTCCATGGTATTGATCCGGCTACGGGGAAGCCTGCTGCGGCTGTCAAGACTTCGCTGGATAAGACGAAGCATATTGTTGATGCAACCGATTCCGCTACGACCGATCTGGTTAAGGCTGTCGGCCTTATCGCTGGGGCCGGTTTACAGGTTCCTAGCGGGGTTGCTTTGGATCCGGCGTTCTCGTTTGCTTTGTCGACTGAGGTGTATCCTAAGGGGTCTCCGCTTGCCGGTCAGCCGATGTATCCTGCCGCCGGGTTTGCCGGTTTGGATAATTGGCGTGGTCTGAATGTTGGTGCTTCTTCGACTGTTTCGGGTGCCCCGGAGATGTCGCCTGCCTCTGGTGTTAAGGCTATTGTTGGCGATTTCTCGCGTGTTCATTGGGGTTTCCAGCGTAACTTCCCGATCGAACTGATCGAGTATGGTGACCCGGATCAGACTGGGCGTGACCTGAAGGGCCATAATGAGGTTATGGTTCGTGCCGAGGCTGTCCTGTATGTGGCTATCGAGTCGCTTGATTCGTTTGCTGTTGTGAAGGAGAAGGCTGCCCCGAAGCCTAATCCGCCGGCCGAGAACTGATTTATTGTTGCGGTGATGTGTCAATGTGCAGGGGGTGGTGTTGATGGGTATCATTTTGAGGCCTGAGGATATTGAGCCTTTCGCCGATATTCCTAGAGAGAAGCTTGAGGCGATGATTGCCGATGTGGAGGCTGTGGCTGTCAGTGTCGCCCCCTGTATCGCTAAACCGGATTTCAAATACAAGGATGCCGCTAAGGCTATTCTGCGTAGGGCTTTGTTGCGCTGGAATGATACCGGGGTTTCGGGGCAGGTGCAGTATGAGTCTGCGGGTCCTTTCGCTCAGACTACACGGTCTAATACTCCCACGAATTTGTTGTGGCCTTCTGAGATTGCCGCGTTGAAGAAGTTGTGTGAGGGTGATGGTGGGGCTGGTAAAGCGTTCACTATCACTCCCATTATTAATGGTCGATATGCACATTCTGAGGTGTGTTCTACTGTGTGGGGTGAGGGTTGCTCGTGCGGGTCGAATATTAACGGCTACGCTGGCCCTTTGTGGGAGATATGATATGACCAGTTTTCCTTACGGTGAAACGGTTGTGATGCTTCAGCCGACTGTTCGTGTCGATGATCTTGGTGACAAGGTTGAGGATTGGGGGCATCCTGTAGAAACCGTGTACCATAACGTGGCCATCTATGCTTCCGTTTCGCAGGAGGATGAGGCCGCGGGGCGTGACTCTGACTATGAGCATTGGTCGATGCTGTTCAAGCAGCCGGTTGTGGGCGCTGATTATCGTTGCAGGTGGCGTATCCGGGGTGTGGTGTGGGAGGCTGACGGGTCTCCTATGGTGTGGCATCACCCCATGTCCGGTTGGGATGCGGGTACGCAGGTTAATGTGAAGCGTAAGAAGGGCTGATAGATTGTGGCTCAGGATGTGAATGTGAAGCTGAACTTGCCGGGTATTCGTGAGGTGTTGAAGTCTTCTGGGGTGCGGGGCATGTTGGCTGAGCGTGGCGAGCGGGTTAGGCGTGCGGCCTCGGCGAATGTGGGCGGTAATGCTTTTGATAGGGCCCAGTATCGTGCAGGGTTGTCGTCGGAGGTGCAGGTTCACCGTGTCGAGGCTGTGGCCCGTATAGGCACCACATATAAGGGTGGGAAGCGTATTGAGGCGAAGCATGGCACGTTGGCGAGGTCGATTGGGGCTGCGTCGTGATCGTTTACGGTGATCCGCGTGTGTGGGCTAAACGTGTGCTCAAGGATGATGGCTGGCTGTCTGATATACCATGCACCGGGACGGTGCCTGACGATTTCGGCGGTGATCTGATTTGGTTGGCGTTGGATGGTGGCCCGCAGTTGCATGTTCGTGAGCGTGTTTTTTTGCGGGTGAATGTGTTTTCGGATACGCCGGATCGTGCTATGTCGTTGGCGCGTCGTGTTGAGGCTGTGCTGGCTGATGGTGTGGATGGTGATCCGGTGGTGTTTTGTAGGCGTTCTACTGGTCCTGATCTTTTGGTTGATGGTGCACGTTTTGATGTGTATTCGCTTTTTGAGCTGATATGTCGGCCTGTCGAATCTGAGTAAACGTATTTGTTTTCTATATTTTGTTTTTGTTTGATTATTTTTGGGGGTTGTGATGGCTGCAACACGTAAAGCGTCTAATGTTCGTTCAGCGGTTACTGGCGACGTTTATATTGGTGACGCGCACGCGGGTGATACTATTAAGGGTGTGGAGGCGGTTCCTTCCGGGCTTACAGCTTTAGGGTATCTGTCGGATGACGGGTTTAAGATTAAGCCTGAGCGTAAAACGGATGATTTGAAGGCTTGGCAGAATGCGGATGTTGTTCGCACTGTGGCTACGGAGTCGTCTATCGAGATTTCTTTCCAGCTGATCGAGTCTAAGAAGGAGGTTATCGAGCTGTTTTGGCAGTCGAAGGTTACTGCCGGAGCCGATTCGGGTTCGTTCGATATTTCTCCGGGTGCCACGACGGGTGTTCACGCCCTGTTGATGGATATTGTTGATGGCGATCAGGTTATTCGCTACTATTTCCCTGAGGTTGAGTTGATCGATCGTGACGAGATCAAGGGCAAGAATGGTGAAGTGTACGGGTATGGTGTGACGTTGAAGGCGTATCCTGCCCAGATTAATAAGAAGGGTGATGCGGTGTCTGGTCGGGGGTGGATGACGGCTTTAAAAGCTGATACTCCCCCGACTCCTCCTCCGGCCCCGAAGCCTCCGAAGCCTGAGCCGGATCCGAATCCGCCGTCCGATAACTGATTTCTAGAGTTTAAGGGATTGTTGATAGATGAGTGACACTGGTTACACGTTGAAGATTGGTGACCGTAGCTGGGTGTTGGCGGATGCGGAGGAGACGGCTCAGGCTGTTCCTGCCCGCGTTTTCCGTCGTGCAGCTAAGATTGCCCAGTCGGGGGAGTCTGCGGATTTCGCCCAGGTTGAGGTGATGTTTTCTATGTTGGAGGCTGCAGCCCCGGCTGACGCGGTGGAGGCCCTGGAGGGGCTTCCTATGGTTCGTGTTGCCGAGATTTTCCGTCAATGGATGGAGTGGAAGCCTGACGGTAAGGGTGCCTCTTTGGGGGAATAGTTTGGCTCCACGGCCTGATTGATGATTATCGTGGGGCCATCGAATATGATTGGAGGACCCGGTTCGGTTGCTCGGTTTATGATGTTGGTGGCCCGCAGATGTGTTGGGGTGAGGCTGTCCGGCTGGCTGGCGTGTTGTGTACGGATACGTCTAGCCAGTTGGCGGCCCACCTGAATGGCTGGCAGCGCCCGTTTGAGTGGTGCGAGTGGGCTGTGCTGGACATGTTGGATCATTACAGGTCTGCTAATAGTGAGGGGCAGCCGGAGCCTGTGGCGAGGCCTACGGATGAGCGTAGGGCCCGGTTTACGTCTGGGCAGGTGGACGATATTTTGGCGCGTGTTCGTGCCGGTGGCGGGGTGTCTCGCGAGATTAATATTATGGGGTGAATAGTGTATGTCTGGTGAGATTGCTTCCGCATATGTGTCGTTGTATACGAAGATGCCTGGTTTGAAGGCGGATGTTGGTAAACAGCTTTCTGGGGTGATGCCTGCGGAGGGTCAGCGTTCGGGTAGCTTGTTTGCTAAGGGCATGAAGTTGGCTCTTGGTGGCGCGGCGATGATGGGCGCCATCAATGTTGCTAAGAAGGGCCTCAAGTCGATTTATGATGTGACTATTGGTGGCGGTATTGCTAGGGCGATGGCTATTGATGAGGCTCAGGCTAAACTTACTGGTTTGGGTCATACGTCGTCTGATACGTCTTCGATTATGAATTCGGCTATTGAGGCTGTGACTGGTACGTCGTATGCGTTGGGTGATGCGGCTTCTACTGCGGCGGCGTTGTCTGCTTCGGGTGTGAAGTCTGGCGGGCAGATGACGGATGTGTTGAAGACTGTCGCGGATGTGTCTTATATTTCGGGTAAGTCGTTTCAGGATACGGGCGCTATTTTTACGTCTGTGATGGCTCGCGGTAAGTTGCAGGGCGATGACATGTTGCAGCTTACGATGGCGGGTGTTCCTGTACTGTCTTTGCTTGCCAGGCAGACGGGTAAAACGTCGGCTGAGGTGTCGCAGATGGTGTCGAAGGGGCAGATTGATTTTGCCACGTTTGCGGCTGCGATGAAGCTTGGTATGGGTGGTGCTGCGCAGGCGTCTGGTCAGACGTTTGAGGGCGCTATGAAGAATGTTAAGGGCGCCCTGGGTTATCTTGGTGCTACGGCTATGGCGCCGTTTCTTAACGGGTTGCGGCAGATTTTTGTTGCGTTGAATCCGGTTATCAAGTCGGTGACGGATTCTGTGAAGCCGATGTTTGCTGCCGTCGATGCTGGTATTCAGCGTATGATGCCGTCTATTTTGGCGTGGATTAACCGTATGCCGGGCATGATCACGAGAATGAATGCACAGATGCGCGCCAAGGTGGAGCAGTTGAAGGGCATTTTTGCGAGAATGCATTTGCCTGTTCCTAAGGTGAATTTGGGTGCCATGTTTGCTGGCGGCACGGCTGTGTTTGGTATTGTTGCTGCGGGTGTGGGGAAGCTTGTTGCAGGGTTTGCCCCGCTGGCGGTGTCGTTGAAGAATCTACTGCCGTCGTTTGGTGCTTTGAAGG